AACGCTCATATAAGGAGAAACGACATGAGCAATGAATTACAAATGATAAATGATGACCTTGATAATATGCTGACCGCTATGCAAAGTGGTAACGTCGATGCCATTATGGAAATGACTGGTCAGGCAGATTCAGACAACAAACCGAAGCTTGGGTTGCCCCGTCTGACTATTAACTATGACACAGAGACTGATGAAGGTGTACAGCTACGACGTGGTTCGTGGCGTATCTGGAACGGTTCTGCCGTGACCTATTCAGATAAAGTACAGATTCGCCCACTGCTGCGTACCTACGAATGGTCTGTATGGGACCAAGAAGAAGGTAAGTTCTCTTGCAAGTCTGTACAGAAAACTAAGCTGGCAGGTGACTTTCCTGACACGGCTGGTGGTAACAAGTGTGGACGCCTCTCTAAACAAGAGGAAGAAGCCTTTGGTGCAGATGACCCACGGACTCTTTTGAGCCGCTCTGTGAATTGTAATCAGGTAATCTATGGTATCATCGATTCTCCTGAAGCCACTCTTGCAGACGGTACAGCCGCCCCTATTGAGGGTATGCCATTCGTTGCTTACTTCAAGCGGTCAGGCTTCCGCCCTGTTAGTGACTTCATTCAGAAGACGCTCACAGCTAAAAAGAAGCTGATGCACAACGTGGTGATTGAACTAGGTACAGAGAAGCAGAAGAACGGTGGCGTTATCTACTGGACTCCAACTCTGGCTTTGGTCAAAGAAGTTGAGTTCACCAAGGATGATGAGGCTCTTTACGAACAGTTTAAGGACACTGTAAAAGGCCACAACGAAACTGTATTCAATGAGTACAAGGCATCCCAAAAGGCAACTGCCTCTTCAGATGATGTTGACCTGTCGGCTCGTTTGGCTGGCTAGTCATGCTACCTCTCATTGAAGTACAAAACTTCCTTCAGAGAGCAGGGCGGGGGGAGATAGACTCTTCCCGCCTTGAACCTTTGATAGAACAGTTCGGTGAGGATTGTAAGGCGGCTATGCGTAAACAATTCTCAGACCGTGGTGACTATCGTATCAGGATGTCAGGTGTAGGTCGTCCGCTTTGTCAGCAACAGCTAGAGAAGCAGGGCCACACTCAAGACGTTGCCTACAATGATATCGTGCGGTTCGCAACTGGAGACTTGCTAGAAGCTTTTGCTGTGCTTGTTATGAAAGCGGCAGGGCTAAAGGTAGTTGACGAACAGAAGAAGTGTTCCCTTGAACTTGCTGGGCAAACCGTCAACGGTACACTGGACGTAATCCTTGACATAGACGGAGAGGAAGAGGTCTGGGATATCAAGACTGCCAGCCCATGGTCGTTCGAAAACAAGTTCTCTGGGCGTGGTGGTTATGATGTAATCAAAGAGGATGACCCGTTTGGTTACGTCATGCAAGGTCATCTCTATGGTGAATCTGAAAAGAAACGGTTCGGTGGTTGGATTGTAATTAACAAGTCAACTGGTGAATGGGACTTTGTCGAGGCACCAGAGGAACAGAGCGAAGACCGCAAGGCGTATCTGGAAGATGCGAACAAGCGTGTTAAGGCTATTGCAGAGGACGCGCCGTTTAAGGTGCCGTTTCAGTCTGAACCTGAATACGTTACTATCGACAGGCAAAAAGTGGAGACAGGCAACCGTCTCATGCCCAAAACCTGTTCGTTCTGTTCGTTCAAAGAGATGTGTTGGAAGAACGCTGTCTATGCGCCAAAAGCTACATCCAAAGCTAAGTTTAAACCACATGTATGGTACACTAAGCTGGTCAAGAAAGACGTGGCCTGATGCCTGTAGTCTACACAAGAGAGTACCCCCACGAACTATTCGAACTCAATCCAGAGTTGCGTTGTGTGTTCGTAGAATCACATGAGCGTCGTGGGGGTGGTCGTTCTACTGTACGGGTTCGTCAGTTAGAAATTAGCCTACCTCTTACTTTACGTAATAATTTTTCATCAGACGGTTCTTTGGATTCGCGAACCGAAGCGCGAGACATCCGCCTTATTGAAGAGGAGTTTCAGAATATTGTTCATCATTTACGGCAGGGGGTAACTGTATGTCTACCGACATTAGCGTTGTCCCAAGAACTAGAACAGCTAAAAAAGCAATCACCAAAAGTAGAACAGTATCTATTGAAAAGGCTAGAAGGGGTAAAGGCGGGGTTTCCGTTGCAAGGATTATGAGGGGTACAAAGTACAGGTCACACTTTGAGATTGGGTTAGCCAAGTCTCTTTCTGAAAAAAATATTGCGTTTGAATATGAGAATGCAAAATTTACTTACATACCCAAGCCGCGAACCTACACTCCTGATTTTTATTTACCTGAACAAGACATCTACATAGAAGCCAAAGGTAACCTAGACAAAGGTGACCGTGTTAAGATGCAGTTAATCAAGCAACAGCATCCCGAACTTGACATACGCTTTGTATTCCAACGTGCCCGTAACAAGATATATCGGGGTAGCAAAACCACCTACGCAGACTGGGCGAACCGCTATGGCTTTCCTTGGGCAGAGGGCGGTATACCAGAGGAGTGGTTTAAAGATGACTGATGAACGTGATTATGAAGTAGCCAGCCTTTTACCTGAACGGTGGTACATCATACTTAATAAAGTAGATGATGACAATTTTAGGATGACCGCCTATGATACAACCCGCCCTGCACCAGATAACGAAGACTACATTGATGCAGGGTTCGTAGCACAGCAGGGCATAATCGAATTGTTGGAGAATGATTTCGAAAGATTGTTACAGGCTGGCTTGGCCCGTATACATTTCAACAGTATGAAAGAAGACATACTGGAAGAGTTGGAAGACGAAGGCATAGAGATAGAACCTCGTGACCGAATTACAGGCCGTGACGAAAACGTAGTTAAAGTAGATTTTGGAACAAAGCAATGAAACTAAACGATTATCAAAAACAGGCAATGCAGACTGCAATATTTCCCACCAGAGATGGCTACATCTACACAGCGTTAGGCTTGTCAGGTGAGGCCGGAGAGATAGCAAACAAGGTTAAAAAGTTTGTCAGAGATGGATACACTAAAGAACAATTGCCATACAAGCTAAACGAGGTTCGTGCAGAACTTGGGGATGTTTTGTGGTACGTTGCAGCTATGGCAGAGGTTCTGGAAACAGACCTTGAAACTATAGCTGAAACCAATTTAAAAAAGTTGCAAAGCCGTAAAGAACGTGGCAAGTTGTCTGGTGATGGAGACGACAGATGAGACATGAAGAATACATGAGACAGATGGAGCAGGCTGGGAAAGAAGCCTACGGCAATGTAGATATGGTCAACAGCCCACCGCACTACAATCAAACAGGCATTGAGTGCGTTGATGCAATACAAGCTGCTACTGATGAAGGGTTCGAATATTACCTTCAAGGAAACATACTTAAATATCTTTGGAGATACCGCTATAAGAACGGTTCGGAAGATTTACTAAAAGCAAGATGGTATCTTGACAAACTAATTGAGGTCAGAGGAGACGACGAATGAACAACCACCTACCTACCGTATATCAACAATTCATCCATAAGTCGCGTTATGCTCGTTGGCTAGACGATGAAGGTCGCCGTGAGAATTGGGATGAGACTGTAGACCGCTATGTCGGCTTTATGGAAAACCAGATTCAAGGCAAGTGCAATGTTAAGTTAGATAAGAAAGTAGTCGAACAGATTCGGGATGGTATCCTGAGTTTAGAGGTTATGCCTAGCATGAGAGCCATGATGACTGCAGGGTCAGCATTAGCCCGTGACAATATCTGTGGTTATAATTGTAGCTACATACCTGTCGATAGTCCTCGTGCGTTCGATGAGTGTATGTATATTTTGATGTGTGGTACTGGTGTTGGGTTTAGTGTGGAGAGAGAAAATGTTGATAGACTTCCTGTGGTATCTGACAATTTTGGGGATTCTGACATCGTTATAACCGTAGGCGATAGCAAGCCGGGGTGGGCAAAGGCACTCCGCGAACTGATTGCGTTACTGTACGCAGGTCAAATTCCTACTTGGGATATGTCCAATGTTCGCCCAGCAGGTGAGCGTCTGAAGATTATGGGTGGACGTGCAAGCGGCCCACAACCTCTTGCAGACCTGTTTAACTTTACTGTTGAAACGTTTAAAAAGGCAAAAGGCCGTAGGCTGTTCCCTATCGAATGCCACGACCTTATGTGTAAGATTGGTGAGATTGTAGTTGTGGGCGGGGTTCGCCGCTCTGCTTTGATTAGCTTGTCGAACCTAAACGATGACCAAATGGCACACGCTAAGTCAGGTATGTGGTGGGAAACAGAGCCACAACGTGCGTTGGCGAACAACTCTGTAGCCTATAAGCAGAAGCCTGAGATGGGTACGTTCATGCGAGAATGGCTTGCGCTGTATGACAGTAAGTCTGGTGAGCGTGGCATGTTCAACCGTGAGGCGGCAGACAAACAAGTGGGCCGCAACGGACGCCGTGAGAAGGGTCATATGTGGGGAACTAATCCGTGTTCGGAGATTATTCTTCGTGGCTATCAGTTCTGTAATCTGTCAGAGGTTGTTGTTCGTGAAACAGACTCACTGGATGACTTGAATCGTAAAGTTCGTCTAGCTACAATTCTTGGGACTCTTCAATCTACTTTGACTGACTTCAAATACTTGAGGAAGATATGGAAAGACAACACAGAGGAAGAGCGTTTGTTAGGTGTGTCCTTGACTGGTATCATGGACCATCCCGTTTTATCCAAAAATGTAGACAGCAAGCGTTGGCTAGAAGAAATGCGACAAACCGCAGTGGACACAAACAAGAAGTTTGCGAACATGCTTGGAATCCCGCAGAGCACTGCAATCACCTGTGTAAAGCCGTCGGGTACTGTGTCGCAACTGGTGGACGCAGCAAGCGGGATACATGCAAGACACAACGACCACTTCATCAGAACCGTTCGCGGGGATAATAAAGACCCGCTAACACAGTTCCTGATTAACGAAGGTGTTCACAATGAGCGTGATATGATGAAGCCGGATTCAACAACCGTGTTCAGCTTCCCTATGAAATCACCAAAAGGTGCCGTCACGCGAACTCAGATGACTGCTATTGAACAGCTAGAGTTGTGGAAGACCTACGCGATTCACTGGTGTGAGCACAAGCCATCTATTACTGTGACTGTAAAGGAACATGAGTGGATGGATGTGGGTGCTTGGGTCTATGAGAACTTTGACGTTGCCTCTGGTGTATCGTTCCTTCCGCATAGTGACCACACCTATCAACAGGCTCCTTATCAGGATATCGAACCTGACGAATACCTTGAGTGGGAGCAGATGTACAAACATGTTCACATTGACTGGAACAAGTTGACAGAGTTCGAAAAAGAAGATAATACTAGTGGTTCGCGGGAACTGGCCTGTACGGCTGGCGTCTGTGAAGTTGTAGATTTAAGTGCGGCATAGGGGGTAGGAATGTCCAGCATGGAACCAGCGGTTTGCGACCGCAAGAAGTTTGATTTGGATTTAGCATATGGCAAGGTTCGCGAACAGCGGGTTGCCGACATGTTGACAGACAAGAAGGTAGAAGTGAAGTCAGAACGGGACATGTGGATTCGAACAGGCAACATAGCCATCGAATACGAATCCTATGGCAAGCCCAGCGGCATCGCTGCTACAGAAGCAGACTACTGGTTCCACAACCTTTGTATCGGGGATGAGACTTTTGCAACCCTCGTGTTCGACGTACCGTCATTGAAACGCATCATAGATAATCTAGACTATAAAAAAACCGTGAGCGGTGGTGACCACAACGCTTCACGGATGTACCTTCTGAACATACAGAAGTTGTTTTCATCAGATGTAATCAAGGCGTACAAGAATGAGCAACAAGCGTCCTAAAGCTGAACTGTTCAAATTAACAGCTACACTAAACGACAAAGGAAATGTGGAATTGGATATGGATTCAGTGAACCCTGACCAGTTCGTTTCCGTAATGGAAAAAGACCTGCCAGAATATGAAGGAACCTTCAAGGTGGCAAGTCTTCTTCGTTACTTGAAATCTATGGGAGATGAGATGATAGAGAAGTCTAGTAGGTATATCTAGCTTTTACCGCCGTAGCGCATCTTTGGCATACCCATAGCTGTCTGCATACCGCCTTGCTGTTGACGAGGCTCCATAGGATTCATATCACTCCGCATCTTGTTTTCAGATGTCATAGGGCTGCGAACCATTGAGCCATAAGCATAGCCCTTCTTCTTGGTCTTGCCGCCGTAGGCCATGTAGCCCATATTGTTGCGTACCTTTGTAGGCAGTTTGCCCAAGCCTTTATTGTCCGCTGGGACTGGTTTCAGTTTCTTGTTCATCTTCATCTCCATCAAAAGGGTCTATGTCTAGGTATTTACGAACCACGGCTTCCTGCCCGGTTCGCGTAGCATGAGTTATCATAAATTGAATTAGATAAGTGTCAAACTTTTTCAGGTCTTGTGGGGTCACTAACTCTGGGAACTCTAAAATGTTTCGCATAATACGTCCGGCATCTTTACTGTCTAATGCCATCATCAGGGTTTCTGCTCCCATCTCTTGCATTATACGAACTGCAATTTCAGAGCCTACATACAGAGGGCTAACCATTTCCCTTGCAATATTGTAAGCGCGGCTCAAAGCTTCTGTTGTTGATATTCCTCTGACACCACCGCTTAAAACAAGAGCACGAGCAGACTGTATATGCACGTAGGCTGCAATAGCATTTATGTATTCTATGTGTTCGGGGTCAAATACCTCCAACATGTTCTCTTGAACATCGGGGTTTTTAAGAGTCTCGACTAGGCTAAGTGAATCATGGAATGTCTTACCAGCGTATTCACTACCATCAAGGGCTGTATCTAAAGCATCGTTCGCTCTGTAACCACCACGAGCAAGCAGACCTTGGAATGTCAAAGCTTTAACACCCTCATCAAATGTCTTTTCAGCTTGGGCTTTACTTTTACCTTGCTGTGTCGCAATTGACACAAAGCGATTTTTCAATACGCTGATATCTTCTCCTGTTCCTGCTATGTACTTTTCAAAGAACTTCACACCGTCATCAGAGTTAGAAAGTATCTTTATAGTTTCTAAGGACTGACCTCTCTCCATACTAACAAGGGCTTCGTCAGCCTTTATTCTGGTCATAGTTGTAGAAGCTCGTGTCTGGAAGTCTTTGAACCCTTGTGCTAGTTTAGTGCCCTCTTCTAAACGGTCCAGTTCCAAACGTTCTGTTTTATATAGGCTATCTAAATCTAGAAAGGGCACCGGGACAGTTTCTACTTCACCTTTAGAATTAAATCGTTTAACCAATACTTGGGTATTTTGGTTTACGAATTCTAAGTCAGTAGACCTTTGAAAATTATAAGTTTCTTCAGGCTTAATCTTAGCACCAACACGTGGGCTACGAACCGCCTTTATATAGTCTGAAAACCATCTGTCCTGTAAGGACTCTGTTACAGCTCTGCGAATTAAATTAAAATTCTCTAAGACTGCTTCATCCGTTAAATCAAATATGATGTTTCCATCAACGGGGTCACCAAAAGCTTGTTGAAGTTCTGCAATGGCTCTATTTAAATCATCTGCAACGTCCAGTTTTTTACGGTCATTAAGATTTCTCATAAGACGGTCAACACCATCTGTCACATCTTCAAACAAGTCTGTAGGTTGAAAAGTGCGATAGAAATACGTGGTAGGTGCGTTCAAAGCCAGATTCTTTTTCTCACCACCTACGCGAGATTGCTTTAGTTTGTAAAAGGTGCCCCCCTCACGCATAGTGTCTCCTACGGCGGCTGCGTACTCATCTCTAGCTTTAAGAAGCTCTTGGAACCCTTCCTCGTCTTGGCTTTCAATCAGATTGTCTAACTTCTCAGCAAACTCTTTGAACCTTGACCCCACGGCTGGATTACTGTTTTTTACTTTGTAGCCGTAGTCTCTGAACGCACGTCTCATGGTATCAGCTTCAGTCAACGTTACATTTCCGAATATGTTCATTGCACCTGTGCTGTGGGCCAGCAAAGCAAAGTCCACCTTATTCATGGCTTGCAATTGTTCAGCGGTTGCAATTCCCTTTTCTATTATCTTCGCTTCTAAAAACTCTTTAAATTCAGGGTCAATAGAATCAAAGGCTCTCTGGGCCATATTGTTAAAAGTAAGCTGGGCTTTTCTACCAACGGCTGAAGTAAAAAACAGACCATCCCGTCCAAACATGTACATTATATCGCTCTCTCCAGCAATATTCATCATGTCTTGAACTGCTTCTGCAATGTCAATAGGGGGTCTGTCTGTGGTATTTATATATGTATTAAGACGGGCGTACGCTGCATCTCCACGAGCAGTTAGCTGCTCTAGCCTTCCTAAAGCAAGTTGCTCTAGTAATCTGGACAATCCGTTACGGTGCCGTAATGTGTCTCTTCTTAATGCTTCTATTTCATCTATCTTTTGAGACGTACCTTTTGCCCAAGCTGCATTCGCTTCTTTCAAAGCTTTTTCTTCATCTATGGTTTCATTAAGTACGCCTTGTAAACGAACCTTCATGTCTCGCATACTTGTTATGAATGTTTCATCAACAGGTTCCAGTATGTTAGCAGCACTAGCTGTAATAAAGGTATCCAGATTTTGATTGATGATGCTGAAGTCTCTTTGTATTGCTACTTCCTGCTTATTAACCATATCCTGCATCCCCTGTAACATTCTACGTATAGGGGCTGTTCTATTGATGTCTCCAAACTCAGCTATGTGCTTTGCAAAAGCTTCAAGAGCGATTTTAGTTTGTTCAATTTGGTCCCGCTGCACCATCTTTCCATCAAACAGAGTGTTCAGACCTTCTTTCCTTAGTTGCTTATAGTTTATGCTAGTTGCTGCATTAGCAGCCGCTGTTATACTTATTCCAGCAGCCTGCCCTACAGACATTTGAAATAGTTGGTGTGCCCTCATTCTTGATGCTTCATCAGGAAAGGCCTTTGTACTTAGTATTATGTCTTCTAAGTCAGCCACTCTGCTGATATCTTCTAGGAACCGTTCTTTGTTTTCTGGTGACAGTTTTTGAACCTGTTCAACTGTGCGTCGTAACGCAGCCCGTTCCTTTAAGTTCATCTTTTTACCATTTAACGGTTCGAAAACTAACCTTTCATAGTCGTTGACTGTAGTGTCCCCTAGAGGTATGACTTTGTTAGCGACTCTACCGAACATACTAACACCACTTCCTAAAAAGTCAGGGGTGACTCTAAGAGCTTGGTTTCCTGTAAATCCTAGTAAAGATGTCGCCCCAGAAGCTATTTTTTTACCTGCAAATACACTAAGGTCTTTAGCCCCCATATTCATAGCCAAAAATCCTACAGCCTCTGCCGCACCGGGGTCAATTGACTCTCCTAAAATATCACGAGCGTAGAATTGACCTATGGACACTACTGCAGCATCTCGTGCTCCTGCAATTAGGTAAGGTCTAGTTTTACCTGATACAAACGCACGATTCCTCATACGTATCAAGTTATCTCTTTTTGACAATTCTATTTTGTAATCTGCGGTTTTCTCAAGCCCGTCAAGAGCCATCTGTTCAAGTTTTGAATTGGATTCTTGTATTTTAGCATAGGAAGCCTTTAACTGGTCGCTTACTTTCTCTTGACCAATGCCTATGTCCAGCAGTTTTTCGTTTACTTTAAAGTTTGTATCTCTTCGTTTTAGAACCTGAACCACTTGTGAATATGGTAAATTCTGTAATGTCTTATCGGCGGCTATTAATCTTTTAAGCTTCTTGAGTTCCTTTTCAGCCTTTGCTGCTTTACTGCCCCCGAAGAAACCACCTGTGACAGCGTTCTCTGAAAGCATTACGCCTATTTGTGCTATTTCAGGCATTTCATTAAATGCAAGGTCCATCAACTGATAAGCTGTATCCTCATCGAAGTGTTGTTTTGGAACCAGTTCACCGCCCACCTCTACAAAGGCAATGTCATTGTACTGCTCTTCTGTTATGGTACCGTTTTCAAACCGTTCCTTTGCAATCCTGTTTACTTCATTGTTGAAGTGCATTGCAAGGGTAGGCCCAGACAAAACATTATCAAGCCCTTCTAGGTACTTCTGTCTTTGACGTTCACGCTCTGGACGACGGGCTTCCCATGCATCCATAAAAGGAATGCCCCGCATACTGTAGTCTTCTAAAGCCTCTAGTGCACCATAAGCTTCCACGCCCAACAAAGGTAATCCGGCGACAAAACCTCTACCTTGTTCAGCTAATCTTTCCTGAAGGTTTGCAAAAAAGTCCCCAGTTACATAGTTGTCCACTATTATTTGACGAACATTTCTATCGGGTATTGTCTGTTGTAACATACTGTTCACAGCAATACGGCCTTGAGCATAGGTGGTGGCAAGGTCACGTTCATCAGGGTCAGTCATGTCTTGAGGCAGAACTACACTTGATGCAGCCGGGTCAGTAAACGCGATAGTTGGTTGGTCTTCGCGAACCTCTCCCGGCATACCGTACTGGGCTATCTGGCCTTTTAACAAGACTCGTTCTTGGGCGTTGTTCTTGATTACTCTGGCAGTAGGGCGACCAACATAAGTCTTGTTGCCTAGAGTTACAGTCTCCCCAGCTTCAAGACGTTTCATTACAGATTCGTAAGTCTGAGGTTCAGTAGCCTCTGCCTTACGTTCTAATTCTTCTTGAACTTTAGGTTCTAATTCTTTTGTTTCAGTGCGAATAAATGGTGGTCGTTTTTGTACATCGACTCTTGTTGTTGTGTCCTCAACTCCAGCTTTTGGTTGTGGGGTTACAGGTGCAATAGTAAGACGTGGAATGCCCGAACTTGTAGTAGGCAAATCCTCTATCTTCTGAGTTTCTTGCGCTAACTGCTCATCTGCAGGAACAGCTTGTGTAGCTATTTCGTCCTGTGTTAAAACCACAGGGTCGTTTGTTGTCTGCTCTTCGTCGTTTACTTGAAGTGGTTCAGCCATTACATTACCTGTTCTGATGCTACTGATGGTGCTACTGACGGTTGGTCGCTTCTCTCTTTGACGCCCGTAACTACATTGCCATTTTTATCATAGTAAACACCATCTTTATAGAAGACGGTTTCACCATTAGGTCCAACCATTTCTGGCATAGGAACTGCACCTTGGGGTAATCCGCCTTCAGGATTATCCGGCTGTTCGGATGTTGGCGGTTTTTGTGTAACCCTTCCTGTGCCGTATACCTGACCTTGCAGTTTGCGAATCGACATGGCGGCTTGTACCCGTCTTGCTTGTTGGCGAGTCAAAGGAGATGTCTGTGAAGATATAGTGGCCAACATCTGTTTGTATTCCAAGTCTGCCATAAATTCTTTTTTTACGACTTTCAAAGCAGCCGCAATACTTTGTGGTGTTGACAAATTATAAGAACCCAATCTACGTAACTGTATCTCAAAGTCTTGGTTCGACAAACGACCTGCCGGGTCAACAGCACGGGCCATCTTTGCAGCCAGAGTCAGTCTGATTGCTTCTGCTTCAGATACAGCTTCTAATTTTATACCTGAAGCCTCTGCTGCAGCTTGTATGGAAGCTAAGTCCGCACCCTGAAACAGTTCAGCGTTGTCATTGAATATATTACCTATCAGGTTTGCACCTTGTTTTAGTTGAATTCCAAATGCCTTAAATCCAGCAGCAAAATCTCGTATCCAGCCTGTACCTACCTGCTGGCCTAATTCCGCTTCAAGCTGCTCTAATCTTTCTATATAAGAGACAGCGTCTTCTTGTGCCTTTAACCCCGTATCGAAATCATCTTTTTTCAAGCCTGTAACCATTTCTACAAACTGCATCCCATTCATCTGGGCTACCGCGCCTTGATTATTGTCCCGCTGATAACGATACTTTCGTGTCTTAGAAAACACGCCAGAGGGGGTTCCACTTAAAAGAGACAAAGCCTGTATTTGCTCCATCTTATTATTTTTACCGTATAGAGATTCAAGGTCTGTAAGTAGTCTTGCACTCTTTTCCTTAGTCCATATTTCAGGGCTACGAAGATACGCTCCCCAGCTACCACTCTTTTCAAGCTGCGCTGTTTTATATAGTAAAGCGTTCTGTCTTGCCGCGAACTGTTGGTCTGTCTCGCCTTCTTCGCGAACAATGGAAGGGTCATAGTTATAGCTAAATATCATTTCTTGAGCGTCAGCAAACCCACCAGCAGCAGCCATCTGTTCCCAGATTGACGCCGTTGCCTTGTCTACAGAGATAGCCACGGCTTGTTCTACACCGCCGCCATCTTTGTTTTTTGTGTTCATCCAAAAGGCAGTTTGAGTTTCTGTATCTAAATCTTGAATATAGGTTGCAGCCTGATTAATGGCATCTTGCTCCACACTCTGGAAACCTAGTTCATCAAACAGACGTGCAGCATTGCTGTAGTCCGAACCAAGGTCGATGAACTGCATACCGACAGCTTCTACACCCTGCTTCTTTTGACGCAGTATGTTGCCCATACGAATTTCGTATTCGTTCTTTAACACATCTGCACGGAGAGCATCTGCCGCATCTTTGTTGCCTTTAAAGTAGTTAAGAGCAGCGTTGTAGTTTTTTTCATTAGCTAATTGATTTTGCCAACTGTCCCAGAATATCTGTGACCTTTCATAATTGCTGGTTCCCGAACCGTATTTCATTTCAGAAAGAAGGTTCAGCTTAAAGGCATTTGGTCCACTACCGTAGCGTTTTGTCGTAGCAACATCTGCTGTTTGACTTACCAAACTAGCTAATCTAGCCATATTTCTTTGGTCGTCCGGTAACCCTAGAAATGCAGCACCTTCCGGCCCTGTCAACTTGTCATTTTTAATAAGGTCAAAAACGGTTTCACCCAACTTATCATCAGCTTCTTTTTTAGCCTTTTGGCTTTCTCTTTTGGCTTCCGCCTCTGCTCTCATAATCTCAGTGTGTCCGTTTATGACACCTCTGGCAAATGCAAAAATTGACATCTATTTACCCTCTTCTTTAGCACTGAGGAAGCCGCGTTCTGGTTCTGGTTCGCGGGGTGTGTTACCCGCCCTAAAGGCAGCATTAGCCTGTTCTCGTATCATGTTGAACATGCGAGGATTATTTTGCTGCATCATACGTAGGAATGTCTCATCATCCATAGTACCTTCAGTTTCGGCGTCGTCGTTTTCGAACAGACGGTACGGTATGTTTTCTTCTTCTGCCATGTCGGCAATAACTAAGCCTAGTGAAGGTTTCATAAGCATACCTACGTCCGGGGTAAACATACCATCTTGAAATCCTTGAAACACAATACCTTCAACTATGACTTCTATGGACACCCCAACCATAAGCAGTTTGAACAACTCCTCTTTATTACGAGGCTTCATAATCTTCTTTATAGAGTCCTCTAATGCAGCGTCTGGGTCTGCATACTTAGGAGGCTGTCCCCAAGGCCACTGAGCGTTGTCCAGCGTAAGGGAATATCCCGGAGGTGCTGCAGAGAATCTATCACCAACTGTTTTTCTTGTAGGGGGCTGTGCCATTTAGCTGACCTCTTTAGTTGTTGTAGTTTTGCGAACCGCTGCAGGAGCCGCAGGGGTAACACGAGGCATACTAGTTGACCCTAATCCTATAGTTCTACGGCCTTGACGTGTAGTCATGTTTGCGTCCACAATACGTTGAAGCTGGGGACTTATGTTTGTTCGCTGAGACATACGACGCATTGCAGACTGAACCTGTGCGTTGTTTAAACCTACTGGGTTTCTAACTGCTGAAGGTGTTACTTGACTAGGTTGCATTCTTCCTCTGACTATGTCGGGTCTTTGCATTTTAGGGTTAGTAAAAGTAGGCTTATCTTGAGATTTTAGATACATACCCGCCCCTGTTTTTATCAGGCTTCCCAAATCCCCACTTAAAAAGCTGCTGCCATAATCAACTACACTGCCGATAAAGCTACTCCCAGACATACCTTGAGTGTACTGAAGTTCGTCGGGAAGGTCTAAGATGTCAGAATCACCAAAAAGGTTAGAACCAAAATCCACGGCATCTTCTACAAAATTTGTTATACCCTTTAAGAAATCCACTACTGTCTCCCTAAGAAGCTGCCCAAGTTACTAGCCAGTTGCCGATACCTTCAAGAACGGCATCTTTCTGTTCTGTCTTGTACATGTCTTTACTGTTCGCATACTGCATAGCAACCATGCCAATGTCATGTTGGCGATTCAGTGCGTTTTCGCTCTTTTGAAAATTCCAAGCTGCGTTGTCGCGATAAGACTGCCAAAGACTGTTCAGAGCATTCTGGGTCATACCATAAGCATTCTGTACATTAATCCGGTTCGTTTCGTTCTGGATTGCCGTGTTCGCGGTGTTGATTTCTCTGCGCCACACGACGTTTGATTGGTCAACCGCAAACTTCATATTCGCATTGAACCTGTCCCGTGCATCAGTTAGAGATGCGTTGAACTGCTGCATGGCGTTCTCTTCAGATACATTGAACTGTTCCATAGCAGCCAAGCGGTTCGCGTTCGCTGTGTCAACCTGTGCACCCAGTTCCGCAAAGAACTCCTCAACTTGCAGTTCGTTCTTGGCATTGAACTGTTGACGGGCATTGTCTTCAGCAGCATCTTTGAACAGCCCTTGGACCAAGCTTTGATAGGTGAGAGTGTCGCTTTTTTGCTGGTTGTCAAGGTTCTTTAAGTCAACGGACAGGAACGACTGAGCGTTGGTAACGGCAGCTTGCATACGTGCGTTGAGGTTCGCCTTGTCCATTGCCGCGAACGTCGCAGCATTTGCAAGGGCAGTTTGCTGCTGGTTGTTCAGGTTCTGTAGCTGAATGGCTGCATACTTGTTCGCGTCTTGCTGGGCAATCTGTACGCCAGACTCCATGAGGGCCTGTGTCATTGCAGCCGACGCCATCGAACTGGAACCCAAACCACGGGCTTGCATAACGGCACTCACTTTGCGAACCGCTGGGGCAGCCCACGCTGGCATTGGTCCGCCTGACTGCAGAGATGCCATAAGCTGACCTAGTTGGTATTGGGTTGTGGCTTGCGGGTCAAGTTGCTGGGTAGCAGCGGTAGCTATAGCACCTGCCG